ATTCCAATTCCTCCATGACCCTCTTCTTTATCACCGTGATTAATATTATAAAACCAATGTAAACATCCTGTCATACCACTCCAAGTATAACCATATTTTAATATATATTCTTCAGCTTGAGTATTAATTAACATATAGTTATAATTTGGCCCATAAATAGATTTTATTAATTGATAAAAATTATCTTTATCAATTTGTTCTTTTGTTTTTTCATCGGCCATATTTTTTACAGAACAACAACTTTCATGAGCATATCTTTTTGCTGTAACTTTAATTGCAGGAATTTTATCTCTATCAAATGTTTTATTACAATAAAAACATTTAACCATATGAGGCATATTTTATCCCTCCTATTTTATTATAATAATATTATATCATAAAAAATAAAAAAAATCAAGAAGAGTTAAGACTCTTCTTGATTTAATAATTCTTTTAAATCAAATACAATAAGTGAAATCTGTTCTACTTGATCTCTTGTTGCATTAGAAAGCTTTTTGCCTTTACCTAAATATTTATTTATTATTTCAGTAATTCTAGGAGCATAATATTCCATTTTTTCTCTCGGAATAGATTCAATTAATTTAGAGGATTGTTTCATTAAATCATCAAAGTCTAAATTAATTTTTTCTACTTCTGTATTTCTTTCTTCTGTAACAAATTCTTGACCAGTATGGCGAGCCTCTTCATCAATTGCATTATTTAAAGCCTATACAAGAGCATTATATGAAAAATCAACTTCTGGTACCATATATTTAAATCTGGAACCACAATCAATCGTATTATCAAAAGAGCGTAAAGTTAAAATTCTTTTTGACGTACCTTCTTTTACAACACTATGTGCGTAACAATATATATCTACCATATCTTTAATAATTAAATTATAACTATTACCTAAAGTAGGTACTATCTGGTTATATTCAGTTCCATCTTCACGTTTAAAAGTTTTATCTTTATCATGAGAAATAAAAAGAACTGCATATCCTAATTGAGTTACTGCTCTAAAAGTATCCTCAAGCTATCTTTTTACTCGTGACCAGCCTTGACCAAACGGAATTTGATTTAATGTATCTACTCCCGCCTGAGAAATAACATATTTTTCACATGCGGCAGCTGCTATATCAATTGTATCAACAATAATTGAATGAAACATTTCTTTTACATCTGGTTTTTTAAGGTCACGAAGAACCATTTTCATCTATGCCCATGTTGTAACATCTTGTGCGTATACATTTGGAAGGGCATTGTACCCTCGCTAAAATGCTAAAATTAATGCTCCAGGCATTTGTGAACCAAATGTTGTCTTTCCAATCTTTCCAGGCCCATAAATGTAAGTAATATACCCGCTAAGGTCTCGACTTACTTTATGTGGTTTTAAATTAATTAAACTAATTGCCATATTTTTTCTCCTTACTATTTTCTTATTTCATACTCATAGCAAAAAGGGAGATAAAAATCTCCCTTTTCCTTAGAAATTAAATCCACCTTCAGGTACTGTTGCATTAGGAGTAGGTGCAGCTGACTTTGTAGCAGTGACCGCATTACCTTTATTTGCGTAATACTCTTTAGCTCTTGTTTTTACTTCTTCAAGATAAACATTTCTATCTGCAATTGCTTTTGCCAATTCTTCTTTTGTAATTGTGCTTTCATCGTCAAAAACATAAGGTTCAGGTTTAGCTCCTGTAACTACCCATTCCCGCTGCTTTCTTTCAGAAATATCAACAGTAGGCTCTCCAAAAGCACTTTCTATAGTTCTTTCAAATTTTACTGTTGTGCTAACAATTTCACCCCAGACCTGAGTATATACAGGTTCGCTAGGAGAAGCATCCAATCCCATAAAATAATCAATTGCTCCCTGGCTTCTTGCTACAAGAGTAAAAGGAAGAAGATCGTTTCTAAAATTAAAGATTGCACAATTAATTCGCGCATAATCCTCATTAATATTCTTTTCAGGGTCTGCTTCTACGAGAGTCACATTTGTAATAACTGTATCAAACGTAAATTTCTGACGACCAGGACCTTCTTTATTCAAATCTGTTACAATTGAAACAAAACCACCTTCATTTGTCTGCTGGGAAACCAACTGATCTTCTCCATTTGGATAAAAATCATTAAGAGCTGCGGAAGGAGTAAGACGAACTTTCATAGCTTCATCTTTACCATTTTCAACCCAAGTTTTTCCTTCCATAATTTTTTTAAGATTTCCATAGGTCGCATTCTGTTTACCCTGTTTTGTCATTTCTGTTACATATGTATAATGAACTGTAAGAACATTAAGACCTGCCTCATCAGTTGCTACACTTACAGAGCCATTAATAAATTCTTTTCCAAAGTTTTCTGACTGCTGATTCTGTACAGTTTTCAAAGTTAGATCATGTTCATATACTCTACCTTCGATAGTTTCTGTATTTACATTTTTACGCATACATTTTTTCTCCTTAAAATTTTTTAATTTTTATTTATTTATCTATCTAACTTATATAATAATTATATCATAAAATTTTTTATTTGTCAATTTTTTCCTGTATAAGTAATAAGATCCGCACTATATGGAAGTGATTCAATCCATTCGCAATATTGATGCCATTCAGATAATTTATGATGTTTACGTTGAAAATATTGATTACGAAGAACAGCATAATTAAGAGTAACTGTTCTTGTTTGTAACCATCCATTAGGAAGCCAACGAATTAACTCTTTCCAATATCTTTTATCTTTTGTTTCAAGATATTTTAATCTTAACTTTTCAAGATTTTGAATTAAATCAAAAGTAAAACTATCTGTATCATATGTGAAAACCGCTTCATCTGTAACTTCTTCTGATAGAGTCAAATTTTTATTATAATCATCAGTTTCAAAACATTCAAGAGTAATAGGAGTTGTAGCAAGTTTATGCATCGTAGATGTACTATTTGCTACGGTACCAATTTTATACGTGTCAAATTCTTTCCCATTTATGGACTATCTTTTACTCTTATTTTATAAGAGGACACCATTTCGGTTTTCATAGGCTTCGTTTCCTAAAACCTAGCTACGTATCAATAGTAGCCCTACTCTCCTGCCCTGAAGGCTTAGGAGATAGTCTCTACAGGTTTTAATTTATATTAAATCTTTTAGGTCATAAGATTGATTATATTTTATTATTCTTAATTCAATATTATTATTTTTACAATATTCTATTTTTCTTTTATCATTTTCAATTAAAGTCTAATAAGCTAGTCCCCATTTACCTTGAGGTTTTTCATAATGTTGTAATCCATTATATTCAATTAAATGAGATAATTTACCATTTTTAAAAATTGCAAAATCAAATTTTAAAGATCCTCCATTTATACCTTTTAAATCTGGAAAAGTATATTGAGTAGAAAATTCAATATTATTTTCTAATAATATTTTTGTAATTTTTTGTTCATTAAAAGAATGAACACAACCACAAGAATTTACTACTCCTTGTCTTATTGCGTAACCAGCTGTTATAAAATGTTTTCCGCATATTTTACAAATACAATTCCAATGAGCATATCCACTTTTATCTGATTCTGCTTTGGATAAAACTTTAATCCCATCATTTTCATATCCTGTCATATCAACAGTATTTAAACTGGCTTTTTGTTTTTGTAAACATCCGCAACTTTTAGTATGACCACTATTTAAATTACGAGTATCTACAATAACTTCATTGCCACAATCACATTTACATTTCCATTTTCCGCCTTTTATATATTCATAAGGTGTTAAATAAGTAAATTTTTTACCAACTAAATCAATTCTTGGTTTTGATTGTCTTGTTTGTTTAATTTTTTCCATTAGATTTATCTCCTTTTTTTTATTTTTCTATTATTATATAAAAAGTATCTAAATCTAATTTTTAGAATTTGACCCAAATTATTTAATAAAATTAATTTCCCACGGGATTCCAATGGGTGGTTCCCCGTTAGCTATTATTTAAATAATAACCCTTACCGATAAGTAAGAAAAGTGTTTCATTGGCAGAAAGAATTGAATCTTAATACCAATATAATGGAGCTGTTATATCAACAGAAACATTAATTTGTCTAAGAAATTTACTGTCTGAAGTACCAGCTTTAATCATCCTATGGGCGAGATCAATATCTTTTGGACCAAGATAAGCATATTCAAATAAGCTATGATATTCATCCCATCTTAAAATTCCATTTTGTCTTAACCATTCTGCATAATCGCTTTGATATGTATCATATAAATCTGAATCTTCAAATGAAATTCCTTCTTTTTCACAATATAAACTAGCTACATCAAAGTCTAACATTTGATCAACATCATCTACATCAGCTATACCAAAAACACTATCTGATTTTCTCCAGCTCTAAAGCGGGTTACGTAATCCTCTAAAAGCACCTTCAAAACCACTTACAAC